CTTAATGTCTGCCATTTCTCCGTCACGCGGAATAGCGACCAGCGATACTGTTTTTACTTCATAGCCGTTTGCGTCTAGTAGATAGCCGTAAGTCTGAACCTGCCATATCTCCGAATGACTAGGGAAATACCGCAAGCCGGCTTTCTTCTTTGTCTTCCAGTCAATAACCGCGCCTTCGCTCTTGATATAAAGATCAACATGACCCTTCATACCGCCGTAGGTTACTTCAATTTCGCGTAGGTAGTTATCTCCGAAGGGATCTTCGCGTTCCATAACGCTTTCAATACCGGAGTGAATAAAAGTGCCTAAGATCGCGGCTAACTTCTCGGTTTGATTAGTGTGCGGCGTTTCTATTAACTCATGATAAACACGCCGGCGGCAACCGCCTAACGAACTTGGACCTATCTCAACCTGCTTGCTGCGATCCCGTTGGCTATCGTGTGCTACCAGCGATTTAGTTAGTAATTCTTGTAGATCTATCATGCTATCTCCATACTTGTACGAACGCTTGTGCCTATGGACCGGGCAATATCTACCTGAGTCCGTATGCGATTTGAGTTTGCGCGAGCTGCGCGAACCACCGCTTCCGCAGTAGCCATTTGTAAATGTAATTTCTCAGTAGAAATCAAGGCAAGATCCGCCTTATCGCTTACTGTGTATCTTGCTTCCTTGTTAGTAGCCACCGATAATCGAGCATGAGCAAGCGCTAATTCGTATTGCGCTTTAGTCTCATAGTAGAACTTCTCTGCGTCTGCTAGATCTCTATGCGAAGTATCTACTTCTTTAGATAGATCCTTTAGCCGCTTCTCAATCATCTGTGGCGTAACTATTGTTTCACTCATCAGCGCCTTCTTTCTTCACTATCTTCAACATAGTGTTATTGCTCGCTTTATCTAACTCGATCCGCAATACTTTCCATGAGTCGGCAGCAAGATCCATAATGTCCGGTTGGAGAAAATAACCGGCTTGCTCCAGCGCTTGCCCTACTTCTATTGGACTCATCTCCAGTTCTTGCGCTAATCGCGTTATCGCAACCTGCTGATGATTTACGCCTACAATCCAGCCCATAGGCGGTTCAAACTTTTTTTGCTTACTCATAAGAGCATTCCTTCCTGAGCCACGCGCCATACGATACAAGAGTTTCCGTTGGCGTTATTTCGGGTAGTTCCGCTATCAATAATGTAGCCGTCTTTGAACAAAGTTCCGCGAGTAGGTCGGACAGTATTGCCGTCTATTCCTAGTGCCGTTTCAATTTCTTGATCCGTTGCCCCACGAAATCCTTGTGTTACTAGATACTCATACACCTTTCGGCGTAAGGATCCAGTTCGGGGTAATACCTTTTCCCCCGCAGCTCGCGAAGTGCGTTGAGCCTTCGCGGACAAGATAACTGTATTCCGGTCCAGCGATCTCATTGTGCTTCAAGTTCTTTTTTCCGATTAGTAACTGCGTCTTTTAGGGTTGTGTTGTCGATTTGAATATCCCTAAGATCCGGATTCTCGGACCATATTTGCTTTAAGATTTCAATGCTTGTCGTAGAATTGACCCCAATAATAAGTTGTCTCGCAAGGTCAATGTCTGCCTGAGAATATTCCTTTACTTCGGTCTTCTTTGGCGCTACTGCTTTACGGGGTTCCGCGTTATAGCGCTCCACCTTTTCCATTTCTTCGCGGCTAGGGCGCTTACCCTGAGACGCGTAGCCGCAGTTGGCTAAACTGCGCCCTATTGCGGAAGTCTCTCCATTTTCTAGGGCGCTGACCCTATTGACGGGAGATGTTCCTACGATCTCTTCAGCATAACCGGAAGACACCGGGCTTAGGTCATCTCTATCAAAAAAGATTTCTGCCTTGACGATGAACCTGCGCTCATCATGAAATACTAGATCCGTAAGAACCCTGCCCTTCGGGTGATCTACCCAAAATCGAGCCAAGCGGCTTTCTACGGTTTCGTACGAGTCTAAATCGAACTTAGCCATAATTTATTCCTTCCTATAAGGGGCGATCTGCCCCAGCGCGTCTATTGTCGCTGATACATTACGGTTTTCTCGGATTTCGCTTGGCGAGTCGCGAAGTAACTTTTGGTAACCTTTAGGAACCGGACAGGAGTAGATATGGCTGACTCTAAATCGCACCAAGCAAGAGTGTTTCTTGTTCTTTACAATTTACAAATAGAGATCTCTGCGGATCCAACTTACCCGGATCAATTAACCGATATGTGTAATCGAGCAGTAATGCTCATGGCAGGGGCGCTCCATACCGCTAAAGAAGCCAACATAGACATACGGGATTCCGACTTCGAGTATGACGAAGAAGAAGATTAATCTCGGTCCAGCTGCGCTTCTCCAAAAGTCCGACCAGCCAACCGCTTCCGAAATTGTGGAATATTGTTTTGCGGTATGCCTATCTTGTTGGAAGGTAAGGTGATTGCCAACAGATCCGAAGCATCTTGATTAGAGTAGCCGGCTTCCAGTATCGCCGCGTCATCAGGAAACACATCGGCATGGCGGTCCAGTTCGAGATCTATCAGGTTATCTTCTCTGCCGCCTAGCGAATAGAGATAGCGAAAGTTCTTCGGGCAGTCGTATTCGACTATGCGCTTGAACATAGAGACTTCCTTGGTATAGCAATAGAAAGTCACATCCGGAGTCAAAAGCGCTATTTTCAACCATAGCCGCAAGTAGTCTTCCGAAAAAAAATCTCCTGAGTCGTGGATCCGGACATACTTACCGCGCATACGCGGGTGATTGACTTCTTCTAGCATCTGCGCCAACCAACCCTGCGGATCATTGATTACATACTCTAAGTTAGCGGTATGCCGCGCCTTTACATTACTAAAATTGTAAGTGCCGTTCCGGGCGTAGCAGACATTGGCGCACGCTCCAGCGTTAGGGCAAGTCTTTATGTTCTTTCCGTTAGATAACTTAGCGGCGAGCGCCGGAATAGACCAATTATAGATCCCGTCAGGGCGCAGCTCGCTATTTTGAGTCAGTAGCCTATCTAGTCTAACCATACTTTATACACCGCCGTTACCCTGCCTTTAATGGGATCTACGAAGTGTAAGCGTTGAGACGGAGTAGCGCTCGCAGCTAGCATTACGCCGGCATAGCGATTATCTGACTCGGTAGATCCACTTTGATAAACAGATCCTAAGCCGTTAGCCATTGGCCACTCTGCGTGAGTATGGTAATGCCCAACATAAACATCTCGAAACTCCCAAGGATACGAACCGGATCTCCACCGGTTCATGTGTTGGACTATTGCGCCCGGTGAAGCAAATCCATTTCTACCTACTTCGTCTCCGTGAATAAGCAGCGCTCGATAGGCTCCTATTTCTACGCGTTGGACATCTTCCGGGCAGTCCAGCCAAGTTAATCGCTTCTCTCCAGCCAAGAGCTGCCGCGCTAACTCATAGCACATCCGGTCGAAGTTGTCGGATCTCGGCACATTGTCGCGTTTAGATCCTATACGCCCATGATTACCCCACTCCGGAATTACTGTTACTTGCTCATAGTTGGCGAGCGCAAACCGGACTACATCTACGCATAACCGGGAGACTTGGACATACTGCTCAAACAATGTCGCATCGACTTCGAACGCTTGCGTAGGGAAATTGAATAAGCCTTCTACCATGTCTCCACCGAATAAAATGTGGCAGGTTTTTACCGGGTGATCTGCTCGCTGAATATCGGTAATGCGAACTGCTTTCGCCGCAAACTCCATAACTCTTTTGCGCATTATCTCTGAGTTGTAAGATACGGTGCGCTTGGCTCCCTGCCAATCCGTCATGTGCCATAAAGCTGCTTCGGCTTTTGTTTTTCTTTTATCCGGTACGACTTCCGGTACGGGTTGGACCTTACCCATAGTCAGCATCGCGTCATACGCAGCTTGCTGAGTTATTTCTACTAGGTCTTCGGTGCGCTCTTTCGATCTCTTTAATTGCTTTTGTAGCCGTAGTAAGGCTTGGCGCAGCTCTGCGACATTCTCGGAGTCAATGCCTTCCGGCATATCGTTGAGTCGTTTTTCAAGGCTCATCAGATAACGCTATATCCATGCCATGACGGGTATAGCCCAGTTTATCTAACCAACTATCTTCGTAGGCAGGATTGGCTACGCAGCGAATACTCTTAAAGAAGTCCAGCATTAACGCGACTTTATACGCCGGGATATCGTCTATACCTAAAATAGCGCCCCAGCCGCGACCAGCCTGAGCAAAATTAACTGCTGCGCTGCCGTATTGATCTTCTCTATCGTTCAAGATTTCTTGAAGCATCGGCATATTTTCTTTCTATGGTCATAAATAGAGACTTCGGCTATGCGGTGCCCTTCGGATCTAAGCGCTTTACATACTGCGTAGCCGGATACTCCCCGATCAAAAGCATTAGCAATAACTGCTTGATCTTCTTTACTTAATTTATTGAGTAGTGTTTGAAAAGGGCAAGCGTCACTTGACCCAAAATCGAACTTAGCGATTGACTCAGATAGACCCATGCCGCCCCCTAAAAGATAAACCCTGCCGTAGCAGGGTCTAACTCTACTTCGTCTTTTTCTTTTTGTCTGCTTTGGCTAATTTGTCTATCTCCAGCGTTACCCAATCCGCTACTTTGCCGAAAGCCGGATCGCTCTTATCTACGCCGCGAATAGCCGGACCGATAATAGCTGCTGCTAGACCATAGGCGAACGCCTTTGCGTCTCCACCGGTGACTTGATAAACCGCAATAGCCACCAAGACAAAGTGGCGTAGAGCTGACTTGATTAGATCGGTTTGTTTTTTATTCATTATTTCTCCTTGATAGGGCGGGCTACCGCCATGATTAGAGAGTAACTGCGCTTACGCTCATATACGCCGTCTCCGTTGGACTGAGATCCAGCAGTACCACTTGCGGTATTGCCTTCTACGCATACAAGCCTTTTTAATTTAGTGTTGTTCTTAATAACAATACCGACATGATCCGGTTGCGCGTCATCGTCAAATTGGAAGAAAGCAATATCACCCGGTCTAGCATCTCCTACCGGCACTAATTTACCTTTAGCCGCAAACCATTTCATACCAGCATCGCAGCTCGCGAAACCTTTTTTGCCGCTTGCTGCTATATGCTCCGATAGTCCAGCCTGATTAAAGCACCAAGATACGAA